ATGAAACTATTTTGGATTTAAGTGAAATGAATCTAACCACTTTACCAGATAGTATTGGTCAATTAATCAATTTACAAAGTTTAGATATAGGAAACAATAAGTTGGAAGCATTACCAGATAGTATTGAAAGGTTAACCAAATTGGGTGAATTACATCTAGGAGATAATAAGTTGGAAGCATTACCAGATAGTATTGGATTTCCGGATAGTATAGGGTTACCCAACTTGGAAAAACTATATTTATATAATAATCGATTTACTGCATTGCCTGATAGTATTGGGAAATTAACGAAATTAAGGGAATTGGATATAGGGGGAAATCAATTGTATGAATTACCAGATTTGAGTCAAACCTTAACCAATGTAAACTATTTACATATAATGGGAAATCCAATAGATTATATACCTGCACAATATATTGCACATATTCAACATGTAGAAAGCGGTAATATAGAAATACGCGAGTAACATAACAATAGTAACATAACAATAAAGAAAAACTAAAAAGAAACATATAGTATATTATATTTCATAATATATGTTTCATAATATTTCATAATAAACCTGTATACCATACAGTTTTTTTATTTTACATCATTATCCAATTATCGTGCATACATCAATCCAGCATTACCAGCAGTAAAAACAACCACATTGTAACGCTCTTCTAAAACGGTCAAGTCATAATTATAGTCGTATATACGCCATGTAGGTTTGTTTACTCCTATAATTTCACCCGTGTCTGGATCACAAATCGTAAATGTCTGTGCAGAAGGGTCCAATGGTGGTACAAAGGTATTTATTTCCAACTCTATTTTATTAAATTTGCTCATATTCATCGCACCATTTGGTTGAGTATCACTTGGATTCGTATTTAAACAAAAGTTATAACAATACAATCCATCTTTTCCATTTCCATTGGTTCGTGCATATTTTTCAATGTAATCGTATACATCCGCATTCAATGTATTTTCTCTGTATTTACCATCAAGCAATATACCACAATCCATCATTATATTTTTCTGATTGTTTACTTGATAATTCCCTGTAATATAGAGGTCACTCTGGGTTCCAGCGGTATTGGTTTGAGGATCCCATGGATTCAATCCTGGTCCTATTCCACCTGGATAGCATGGGGATAATACATAATTTCCACACACGTCTGCTTGTTGAATTTCATATGGTAAATAATCGTATGGCCAATTGGTATAATTACTCCAACCATTTCGTAAGTCGACATCGCTTCGTTGGAAGAACCACATCCAATTGGAGACCATTCCACGCGAGTCTAACTCCACTCGATTACTACCTGTAATGTTTTTAAAGGAATATTCATGGACTTCTTTAATCAAATATTTCTGTTCTTTCAGTGCAAATACTTTCACTTCGTCTTCCGATAAAAAGCAATACGTAGATAACATATGAATATCTGCGTCCCAATTGGTTCGCAAATCGCTATAATTCAAGGAAATATCTGGTGGCGGTTGTAAAAAACGATAAAATTGGTGTTCTGCTACATTAAAATTCGCACGAACATAAGGCAATCGTGAATCTGTCACATCACGAATAACAAATAATTCCCGTATAGGTCGCATGACCACTTCTATATGAAGTTCATTGTATTGTAAACTAGCCAAAGGGAAAGCGGTTTTACTAGTATTGGTAAACCATGTATTTAATGGAATATACAATTTTCGCCCATGAATGGATGGTTCTGGACCTTGTTTGGCTGACGTATGATAAGCATTTGGATATTGATTCACACGAGCACCGGTATTTGCAGGGTCGTGTAATTCAGGTACATTACCAGTCATTTTATTAAATAAATCTTTTTTCACTTGACTGAAATCTCTTTCTACTAAATTATGTAAGTATTGGCCACTGAATTTTTGCAAAATCTGCCGTCCAACCGTAATGGTAATTTCTTTAATCATTTGTGCACCAAGATCTTTGACCCATTTGAATTCGTAAGGACGCCATTCACCTGAACAATCTTGTGGAGGATAAATTGGACTCCATATTGTAGGTAAATTTACTACCACGTATGTATCCATCAATAAATCAGCATATCGGGGTATTTTAAATGTGAATTTTGATTCTTCATTTAAATATAATTTTCGCTGTCCATTAAAATCAATACGGAATTTTTGCATACCGAAATTTGTATATTTTGCATAGGTACTTGTAAAAAATGTTTTTGAAGGATTTCCATTTAATATTACGTTTTGATTTCCATAAGATACAATATTTAGTAATCCACCTGGCATTATTATGTATGATAAATGAGATATATATATAATCTGTTATTATTTTTATTTTCTTATATTGAAAAATATATATTATAGTATTATATTATATAAATATTATTACCTTTTTACTTTTATTTTTAATTTTAATTTTAATTTTTACTTTTTTATTTAATATATCCCATCATGAATATAAAAAATACACAACCATTGACAAATCGTGTTCAACATGTATTGACCAACTTATATCGCCAATTACCGACTTTTTCCATGACTCAAATAATGATGTTTGCTATGATTGTTATCTTGATATTATTAATCATATCTTTTATACAATCACGATTGTCGTTGAGAAAGTCAGAATGTACCGCTTTAAAAAAAGTATATACCGATTTTCCGGCCATCTCGTCGGTTTCCACGAAACATTACGAACATCCATTGCGAGATTATTATATTAAAACCGCATACAATTGCTGTGCTCCCGGAAATATGAAAAATAGTTTTGTCGATTTATGTGCATTGAAAACGGTCATCCAACAAGGTGCCCGTTGTTTGGATTTTGAAATATATTCCGTTAACAATGAACCGGTTATAGCAACATCGAGTGAAGATGAATATACCATTAAAGAATCGTATAATAGTATTCCTTTTGCAGAGGCAATGAAAACCGTTGGTGATTATGCATTTAGTGGTAGTAGTTGTCCGAATCCAAATGACCCACTTATATTGCATTTCCGTGTGAAAAGTAATAATAAAAAAATATACGAAGATATGGCAAAGGCTATTTATCAATATTTAGAACAATATAGCCTTGGTAAAGATTATAGTTATGAATATGGTGGTAAAAATATAGGCACACTTCCATTAAAAACATTTTTAGGTAAAATCATCATTTCCGTGGATAAATCCAATCCATTGTTTCAACAAACCGATTTAGATGAGTATGTCAATATAGGCAGTAATTCTGTATTTATGCGTGCATTGCGATACAAAGATGTTGCATATACACATGATATGAACGAACTAGTAGAATATAATAAGAAAAATATGACCATCGTATTGCCTGATGTACAAGCCAATGATACGAATCCATCTGCGTCGTTGGCAATGAAATATGGATGTCAAATGGTCGGTATGTCGTTTCAGAATTTTGACAATAACATGGAATTCTACGATTTGTTTTTCGACAACGATGGTTATGCTTTTGTATTAAAACCGGAAAGTTTACGTTATGTTCCAGTAACTATTGAAGCCCCATCACCACCACCAAAAGACCAATCGTATGAACCTCGTGTGAAAAAGACCGACTATTATAATTTTACGATATAAGTTTCAGTTCGACCGACCCGTTATTATAATTATATTATAATTATCTATACAATATATAATTATATACGATGAATTTAAAAGAAAAAGAATTGGAGATATTGCGGAATGCAGTAGACCGTGCAGAATTAAAACAAGCAAAAAAAGCAGTCAATATACCAGAAGTGAAAGAAATCATATCCATTGTGGAACATTTTTTACGAGATAAAAAATTAGTTTGTTATGGTGGGACAGCAATCAATAATATTTTACCAGAAGAAGACCAATTTTACGACAAGAGTATTGAAATACCAGATTATGATTTTTTCTCGGACGATGCATTAAAAGATGCAAAGGAATTAGCAAACATATATTATAAAGCTGGATACAATGAGGTGGAAGCAAAATCTGGTCAACATTATGGTACGTATAAAGTGTTTGTTAATTTCATACCAGTCGCAGATATAACACAATTGTCTGACCCACTATATGGTGTGGTTAAAAAAAATGCAATTATGGTAGATGGTATATTGTATGCACCACCAAACTATTTACGTATGTCGATGTATTTGGAATTGTCGCGTCCAGCAGGAGATGTTGGTCGATGGGAAAAAGTTCTTAAACGATTGATTTTATTGAATAAAAATTATCCATTGCGTGGAAAAAAATGCGACCAAGAAGAATTCCAACGTTCGTTTGAGAATCTTGATGAAAAAAAGGAAGAAAAAGAACATGATATTTATACCATTACTCGTAATTCTTTTATGGATCAAGGATTGGTGTTTTTCGGAGGATTTGCAAATACATTGTATAGCAAATACATGCCACGTCGTGAGCGAAAGCATTTGGAGAAAATTCCGGATTTCGATGTTCTTTCAGAAAATCCAGAACGCAGTGCAGTGATAGTAAAAGAACGTTTGTCAGAAAATGGTGTCAAGAATATCACGATGCGAAAACATAAGGAAATTGGGGAAATTATTCCAGAACATTATGAGGTTTTAGTAGGTAAAGAAACAATATGTTTTATTTATAAAACCACTGCATGCCACAGTTACAATGATATTTTAATCAGTGGTAAAAAAGTGAAAATAGCAACAATCGATACGATGTTGAGTTTTTATTTGGCATTTGTATATAGTAAAAAAGCTTATTATGACGAAGATAGAATATTGTGTATGTCGGAATATTTATTTAATGTTCAGCGAAAAAATCGATTGAGACAAAAAGGGTTATTGAAACGGTTTAGTATTAAATGTTATGGAAAACAACCAACTCGTGAATCCATGCGTGCTGAAAAAGCTGAAAAATACAAAGAGTTAAAAGATAAACGAACAAGTAAAGAATACGAAAGTTGGTTTCTACGTTATATTCCAGCAGAAAAAGACAAAAAGGAAAAGAAAAAACAAGAAAAAAAAGATGGAAAAAAGAAAACAAGAAAGGCAACTGGAAGTAAAGCAAAGAAAACAAGAAAAAACAAGAAAAAAAAACAAGAAAAAAACAACAACTAGTGAAAACGGTATATTGAATATGTTTGGATTTTGAATATAATACTTTCAAAAAGTTGGAATATTAAAAAAAGTTAAAAAAAACTTGAAAAGAAAAAATTGAAATATATTTTTGGTGAATATATTTCAATTATTAGAAGTATTATTAAAGAATTATTAAAAGATTATTATTGAGTTATTAGAAGTATT